TCCCACCTTGGTGGTACCAAATGGTATTCCGTATAGACAATAAAAAAGAGCATTGCGTATCATTGCTTTTGCTCGAACCCTATGGTTCGTCTATACGGAGCTTAGGAAATCCTTCTTAACAAAGTTAAGGTACTATTTCCCACCATTGGGGGGCACATCATCTCGTGACCTAGGTTTTGGTTTTAACTACATTGTCTATATCTTTATGTAGATTACCCAGTTCCTTTTGGGAACCTGATTAGGGGGTGCAAACTACTGCACACTTAGGGCCCGTGACCTAGTTTATAGTCTTTTTCGGACATAACATGACATAGTTTATAGTCTGTCTCGGACTTAACATTCTGGATGGTCTATTTCCAGCTTCTAACAAAATTTTTGCCTGCACGGCTTGCTGGTCCTGTTGAAGCTTTGTTGGAGGAAGATTTTTGTTTGCGTTTGCGCTGACGTTTCTTCTTTCCAATTTTACCAGAGTTATTATTATTATTACTACTATTATTAGTGTTTTGTTTGGGAGTTTGCTTGACTTCTGCATTTCTTGCCTTAAGCCACTCAGCTGCTCCCAAGCCAATTCCACTACCTACCATTGAGGCGATTGGATTGCCAAGTGCTTTTCCCATAACGGGTGCTACTTCAGCCAATGTTGACAAAATATCATTAAACCATTCCCCTAAGGGATTCTCTTTAACCATACACCCAACGGGCATATGTTCGAGCACTCTGGTATAAATCTGTTTTGCCAAATCATCGCTTGGCGATGGTGGTCTGACTAACACTAACAAGTCAGGTTCCGAAATTGTTGGAATACGCTCCATGTAATATTTTACTGTAACTTGTAAAGTTGAATTAACATTCAACCCCGAAAAGATTGCTCCAATCGAGTCAAATGGGACAACTTGCGCATTCGTTTGATTTACGGATAGGGCTCCGATCAAAGCTGGTTGGTAAGACCAAGCTATTGTCGTTCCTGGTGTGTTCGACTGTGCTGCAGTCGGTGGAGTTATCCACATTGGAACTACGGGTGTAGGGATAATGAAAGGGTTTTCGTCATCAGACATAGTAAATATCATATAGACCCCTTCTTCAGCCGCCCATGTTCTAGTGGATGGGTACAATTGTGCTTCAGTTTGACTGCCAGGAGGCAGAGCATACACTGAAGTTCCCACAAATGCGCCTGTTGTTGGCACGAGTGCCTGAGTATTTCGATTGGCATACGCCGAAGGTGAACGATAACAAGTTACCGAACCCCCCCGGTATAAATCCGGCGTAGTGTTGACTACTTCGACCCCACCACCTATCAACCTATACTGGCCTCCGCAAGCGGAAGCTGGAAAGGATACCTGAGGAGTATTAGTCCACAGGAAAGGTGATGTATCTTTAGTCCAATTACGACCATTATCTAGAGTTACAACATTGACTCCACCATAGATCGGCCTAGTTCCGAAAACAAATGGTGTAATCACAGCGTTTTGAGGCGTGTAATTTACAGCACTTATAAAATTATCAGTTCCTGTCAAATTAGTAATACAAGTAAGTGGGTTGAGAAACACATGAGCATCATATGTTGTTGTTGTTAATGTTGCAGGTGCAACCACATTAGTAGTTAATGTGTAGCATTGGGTGATTGACCCGCAGGTATTCATATCTGGATACCCACACGGTCTCAACTCCGTGTCATGGAAGGGATCAGTCGCTATCGTCAACCAACACATCCCTTCAGGTGTCAGTTGCCTGCTTTGCAGCAGGTTATCTATCAGAGCTCTCGCTTTGCGTGGAGCACGCGGTGCAAGGGTGTCAGCTGTGGACATCGTTCCAATATCCCTCCTCCTGCCATTCCTTCCAGACCAGTCCAGGCTCGGCGTATATAATCCTCATCCCACCAAAAATGTATTGCTACCGCTCGCAATTGATCAGATCCTGGACAGATCTTCAAATAATCAACTATTATCGGTCGCAACATTTTAAAATAAGAATAATGTGGGTAGATGAGAAAGGCAAACGCCATAAATCGTGAAAGGATGATATCTGGTTCACTATGTTGCTCTACAAATAAAGCAAACCATAGCTTGTCGAGTTTATATTGTGGTACAAAGTATGAACTATTCCAATGTGCGCGTGCAAATGTAAATCCTGCGAATTCTGCGCCTTCGGCTCCTTTAGTTCTTACATATGTTTTTAACCGTACACCAATGTTTTTAACGTTTTGTTCATAGAAATCTAGATAACCAGATTCGTAGTCCGAAGACCCGGCTATCCGATCATCCCCGAGATATTTAGTCCCGAGTTTGTGATTCACTATGCTTAAAGTGTTCACAGGTTTCCCTATGTGGTTAAAGTATAGTATTTGCATATAGGCTTCCACCAAACACCTGGCAACGCAGTTTGATTCAGTTGTTCCATCCTTACCGGATGGATTCACTTCCTCCATACTCACTACATCACCAGTTGGCAGCACCACAATGCATTTTATACAATTAGATACACAATCCCTCAACAACGCATAGTCTTCTGGTTTCAACTCTCTCGAGGCTCGCAACACGCGCGTTTGTATAGAATACACCGATTTGGCAAAGTAATAACTTTTATCCCAAAACTCGTCATCTTCCGATACAACCACGTCGTGTCGTTCTAACTCCTCTGCGAAGCGATTCACGAAACCATAGAACCATGTTTGTCCATGAGCTATCTCCTGATATTTGTGCAATCGTTTATTTTGTCGAGCAAAAAAGTACTTATGTATTACAACATGCTCTTTACACATAATTGTAAACATTCGCTGCTTCCGCCGCATTATTTTCTCGATTGGCACCATTTCCTCCTTCATTTTCGCATAATAAACAAAAGGGTAAGCACATGAAGCGTGATGTCGTCGCGAAAATGACAGCACATCCCCCGTTTCATGTTTGGCTTTTAATTTAAAGTCCTTAACTAACATATATCCTCCAAAACGTCCAAAGAATCCCGTAGATTTTGTATCTATGAGATCCCGTTCTATCTCCTCAGCCGTTGAAAGCTGAGGGCCTGACAATGCAGGACTTAATTTTTCGTAGACAAGATTTTCGGCTCTTCCCCACTCTTCGGTTTCCATGAAACTTTTGGAAACCCGTTCGCGGAGGGAACCGAGGGCGTTGTTAATGGTGGTAATTGTTGTTTGGGTTTTTGCAAATTCAATTTTGGGGACTTTAAACCCTCTTGTTGCTGCATAGTCTGCAAACTTGGTGAAGTGTTCGACTGCTGTTGGGTCGATGATGTCTTCTTGGATTTGTTTCTTTTGCGCTTTTTGGTAGAACCCAAAGGCTTGGAGACCGCCACCACTTTCGATGCGGCATCTCCCTGGGTCGTAGTGGATAACTTGGGGCCGGTAGCGTTTAAAGGCTTCTCTACTTCGTGTTTCGTGCACTTGCACTGTTCCATTACTCGTCGAGAATTCGCCTTGCGCCCTTGTAAGAACGCATACTCCGGAGTTCCTTCTGCTACTCCATCATACAAATCAGACCATTGTTCCTCCAACCATTTCATCTTCTCCTCATAAGCATCCTTATCTAAAGTTACACGTAGCGAACGTAGTTCTTTAGATATTTCCTGCAGCTGGGTGTGACGTTCTTTCCAGTCGTCTTCCTCCTCTTGATATAACGTATTTAGATTTTCGTACATTTCTTCCAACTGTTGAGTCATTTCCTCGATCTTTTCATCAGAGAAATATTTGCGATTATAAGTTAAACTATCATCCATCGTTGCAATCTGTGCATGCAACTCATCACGACGATGAGCTACATCTTGCTCAAAATCACGAGCTCGATCTTTACGATGGTCATACGCGTCTTCCTTCTCGCGAAGTTGACGTGCATGTTTAATATTCAAACCTTTTGATCCTTTTCCACCACTTTTCATTTTATAATTAGGTTCACCAATACTAGGAATATTTAGAGGTAAAATACTTCCGTAGTTTATCTTTCCATATGTCCCTGCATGTATTGCAAAAACTCGGTGTAAATTAGTTCCATCAATATAGGGTGAACCACATTGGAAATTAACAGTATCAAAATCACAATTTATCCTCTTACCTTCTACAGTTCCCAATGAGCTAGCAAAAACCGGCTCTATTGTATCTGGATTATAAGAGGCTAACACCAATGAACAGCTTTTTGTTGGCTGCGCAACTATTAACGCAGTTACACCTGGTGTAGGTATAACTGAAGCTGGAATAATGGCAATGTCATTGCCTATGAATCTAACATGGTCCTTAAGTTTAATTTCCTCATTATTAGGACCAATTACATACGGATCGAATCCAAAATCAAAAACATGCTGTGTCAACGTCCAGTAAGTACCTTCTGGGTAACGAACCTTAACGATGACATCACACATCCCTTTCGATGATCCTGATCCGTGCGTAAGCACAGGTAGACAATGCTGTTTGACGAGGGTTGCAGGTATCTGCCGAAAATAGGACGCCGCTTCCGGCGTCTCTGTTTGTTTTAGTCGTTTTACCATATGGTGAATTAAACCTATCAACGCTCCCAAAGCGCATCCTGTTGCCATTACTAGCACTTGAGGATTTGCTGTGAAAAAAGTCATTAGATCTTCTGGTATTGACTGCGGTGTACCCACCTGCCCATCTATATTCGTTATTGTTTCGGATGGGACAACAACTGCCCGCTCCGAATCTCTAAAATTTCTAGCTTCATCGCGAAGCGTGACTCCCGTTTTCTGCTTTGATGCGCGCCATGATACCTTAGATACGTGAATATCTGTTGGTAATTGACGCACTGACACAAAACAAAATGGAATATCATCCATTAACTCTCTACGTGTGATGATATCAATACAGCACGCTCGACCCTCTTTTTCTATCCACATGATATATCCATCATGTTCGGACAAAGGTATCGACCCTACTGTTGTCACATACTTACTAAGAGTTATAAATGGTGCTTCAGTATTATATTTTCTAACAAACTCACTCTTCTCAGTGGATGCTGTCCAAACCGACGTTTCCGGTACTACACTTTGCGTTGGTTCAAAACCACGCGGTGTCGCCACGGATTC